GATTCCATCTACGCGATCAGACAGCTTTCATGTCTGTTTGCGAAGATTCTACTCCCGTGTAGTGATGCTCGGGTTGTAGACGCGATGAAGGGATACGTCAGCTGTGAACAGGAATTGCAAGAGAAGCTTGATACTATTTCTGAGGAAAGTCTTGACGACTTCCGCAGAATTGCTTCTCTGGTCTTTCCTCGGGTGTTCTCTCACATGGATAATCTTATCTATGCTGGGGACCTCCGGGGAAAGCACGGACCGGGCTCGACTGCTGATCGGCTCACCGGAAACGGTAAGTTCGATCAACACGAATGGCCTTCGCGATTAGAAAAGGTGTTCCCAGCTAGGGAGCACCTGATCGCGAACTGGTCTCACCAAGACCAGTTGGACCGTGTACAGTTCCTTGAACCTGATGCGGAGCGACCCGTAAAGGTCATCTCCGTGCCTAAGACGCTCAAAACACCTCGGATCATTGCGATCGAGCCAACCTGTATGCAGTATATGCAGCAGGCCATGCTCGAGCCACTGATCCAAGTCTTGGAACCTGAGACCCCCGCTCTCAAAAAGGGCAGAGATCTTGGTTCCTACTTCTTGGGATTTCGGCACCAGGACCCAAACAGGGATCTGGCACGTCGAGCTTCCAAGGAAGGAGATCTGGCGACGCTCGATCTGAGCGAAGCTTCTGATCGTGTTTTGAACAAGCTTGTGTTGGCGCTTTTGCATCGTAATCCTCTTTTCTCAGAGGCGGTGCAAGCTACGCGCTCAACACACGCTCGTGTACTTGTTCGGAATGAGGAGATCGTTCTCAAACTGAACAAGTTCGCATCTATGGGTTCTGCACTCACTTTCCCGGTCGAGGCGATGGTGTTTCTTGTCGTCGTCTTGCTCGGGATCGAAAAGAGTGCAAGGATGCCACTCACCTACGGGAAGATTAAATCTCTCGTAGGTTCACTGCGCATCTACGGTGACGATATCATTGTCCCCGTAGATCATGTACCAGGCGTGATAGCATCACTTGAAGCTTTTGGCTTCAAAGTGAATAGCAACAAGTCATTCTGGACTGGGAAGTTCAGAGAGTCTTGTGGAGGAGAATACTACGATGGATTTGACGTAACACCTGTCAAATTCAGACGAGTATTTCCCACATCACGCCGCTCTGTTGAAGAGCTGATTTCTCTAGTGGAATTCCGGAACCACGTGTATCATCGTGGGCTCTGGCAGACCGCTAGGTATCTCGACGAGAAAATAGGGAAGATCCTTCCTCACTTTCCTGTTGTCGAAGATACATCAGCTGCGTTGGGTCGTAGTTCATTTCTCCAGGTTTTGCCGGAGAAGATCAACCACGGCGAGATCCAAGGGCCCGTTGTAAAGGCCTTTGTACCTCGTTCCCGACCACCATCCTCACGGGTGAGTGGAGACGGAGCCTTGCTCAAGTTCTTCCTGAAACGGGGGGTTACCCCCTCGCAGGAAGGGCATCTTGAACGGAGTGGACGTCCGAAGTCGTCTAGCATAAAACTTCGGTGGGTGAGCCCCTATTCTATTGGGGGCTCCTGGTTGCCATTTGAAGAAACCCAGTTAGTGCCGAGTTCTGATACACATCTCACTCCCGTTACTACATCACTTTCATGTAGCGCGGAGACCGAGGTATCAGATGAATGTCCGAAGGAATCGGACGGCTCGAACTAACTGGTCTTGGCAATCAGTTTCCATGCGGGTGCGTATTTTCATGCCTG